ACACAATATCTCGTTAAAGAAAAAAGGTGGTTCACAATTAATGTCTGCTGCTGCAGGCGAAGCAATCGCAACTGTTATGGGTGCATTAGAAATGACAGGTAAAAACACTAAAGCAGTGAAAGCCATTGCTGATGATATAGAAAACAGATTTACAAAACTCATGGTTGATGGTTCTATTGAGGCTTTGATGGATCCTGAGAAAGATAGAAAAGGCTCTTTCAAAGATATGTCAAAAACTGAAAGACAAAAGAAAATAAAAGAAAAAATTAAAATAGATGAAATGCATAAAGACCTTGGTAATAGTATCAATACAATATTAAATAAACATAATAATGTAAAAGAAAATATTGTTTATATTGCAACAACTGGTTATTCTAAATTTCCAGAAGGTAGTAGAGGTATAGCTAATAAACTTATTGAGTTTGACCCCAAGTCAGGTAAACTAACACATGACATAGATACAGGTGGTCCAGATGATATGTCTGCATCAATAAAAAATATGGCAAAAGCTACAAGTTTTTATTGTGCATTTAAAACAAGTAAAAAGAATCCATATTCAACATTGAGAACTAAAACTGGTAAGTTTGAATATTATCAACCTTTACCTGATAGAACTCTAAACGAATTGATGATAGACACACTATTAACTGATTTGGATTTGTACGGACTTGACGAGTCATATAAACACATGACTGAAGATATGGTTATAGAAAATTTATTTAAAAAAGCTATAGACAAAGTTAAAGCCATCGGAGGTTCTTTAAAAGATTATCTATCTAGTTTCTTTAATAAGATAAAAGAGGGATTTAAAAGAGCACTTAATGGTATAATTAAATTAGGTAAAAAAGCATTTGAAGCTTTATTAAGTTTTTTAGGTTTAGAAATCACTAGTGCTAAAGTTAGAATAACTGGTGTAGGTGGGATATTTGCAAGTTAATATGTTTGATATTTTATATGAAGAGAAAAACACACATCTTGAACATCTTGAAGATGATATCATTAATAATGGTGGTGATGGTGGTGATAACGCTATAAATTTTTTATCAGCAGTCAGAAATATGTTACAAGCAAAAACAACTAAAAAAATAAATGTAAGTGTTAAATGGGATGGTGCACCTGCTATTGTTTGTGGTATCAATCCTGAAAATGGTAAGTTCTTTGTTGGAACTAAATCAGTATTTAACAAAACACCTAAAATAAATTATACGATACAAGATATAAAAAATAATCATACAGGTGAACTAGTGAACATTTTAAGAGAGTGTTTAGAATACTTATCAGGTCTTAATATAAAAGGTATTTTACAAGGTGATTTATTATTTAAATCAAATGGTAAAAAGAAAAGCACTTATAAAGGTGCTGATGGTAAATCTGAGTCAATGATTGCTTTCACACCTAACACAATTACTTACATGGTACCTGAAAGTTCTGATATCGGTAAAAAAATTAATCGAGCAAAATTAGGTATAATATTTCATACGACTTATAAAGGCTCAAAGATGGAAAAGTTAAGCACTAAATTTGGTGCCGATGTATCAAAGTTAAGAAATAGTCCTAATGTATTTTTTGACGATGCTTCTTATAAAAATGTTTCAGGTTCAGCAACAATGACAATCGGAGAAGGTCAGGCATTTGAAAAGATATTAAATATGGCTCGAGGTTCACTAAAAAAATCTAGAGCACTATTAAATAGAATGCCAGTAGAAGACAATCCTTTATCTATTGGTGTTGCATTAAAAACATATCTTAATTCTTTTATCAGAGCAGGTACAGATTTACCATCAACAAAAGAAACAGCACAAAAGTTCGAAGACTTTTATAGAGAGAGAACACAAAAAGATATTGATAGAGTTAAAACAGATAAAGCAAAAGAAAAATATAAACTAATTCAAGACAATGGTTTAAAATTTATTACTAAGGCAAAAGAAGAAATATATTTTGCAATGGCAACTTATAAAACTTTACAAAGAGCAAAGAAAGTTCTAATTGACAAACTTAACATGGCAAAATCAATAGGAACTTTTGTAAAAGATGGAACGGGTTTGAGAACGACAAATCCTGAGGGATATGTTGCAGTGGACTCAAAAGGTAAAGCAGTGAAGTTAGTAGATAGATTAGAGTTTAGTGTTCAAAACTTTACGATAGATAAAAATTGGGATAAGGGGCAACCATATGCAAACGTATAAAAATTTTGTAGAAGGTAAAAAAGGTCCACCAGAAAGTTACGAAGACCAATATAAAAGAAGAGTAGTTCCGACAACTAAACCTGAACACAAAGAAAAAGGTTTTAAGTGGAGAATAAAAGGTAAAAAAGATAGTTCTAAAACTATGAAGTTATACAAAACGAAACCTAGTTTTAAACAGTTTAAAGGAGAGCTCAGAAGAATTGCTGCTTTTGAGTTTGGGTAGAATGAAAAGATTTTACGAATTACAAGAGGGTGTTTATGACCCAGGTATCTTCAAGGCTTTCTTTCTTGCAGGTGGTCCTGGTTCTGGTAAATCATATGTGACTAGTAGAATTACACCTGGTTTAGGTTTGAAGAATGTTAATTCTGATACAGCTTTTGAGAATGCATTAAAGAAAGCAGGATTGTCATTAGATATGCCACCTGAAGAAGAAGAATTAAGAGATGTAATTAGAACAAAATCAAAACGACTTACAGAAAAACAACTAGGATTATATTTAAAAGGTAGACTAGGTTTAGTAATTGACAGCACTGCAAGAGATTTTGTAAAAATAGAAGTTGCTAAATCTGCACTCACAAGATTTGGTTATGATAGTTATTGTATATTTGTAAATACAAGTTTAGATGTAGCATTAGCTAGAAATGCTGCAAGACCTAGAAAGGTACCGATTGATATAGTGAAAAAAAATCACAAAGAAGTTCAAGAAAATGTAGGTAAACTACAAAGATTATTTGGTTTAAGAAACTTTATAGTTATTGATAATAATAAAGCTAATGAAGATATATTAGAAAAGTCATATAAGTTAGTTAGAAAAATTGTAAAGAATCCACCATCAACAGGAATTGCTAAAAATTGGATAGCAAATCAAATTAAAAAGAAAAAGATGAAAGAAGATATAGACGAAGCACCAAGAATACCAAGAAAGAAAGGTCAACCTGCAGGTAGTAAAAAACATTCTGATTTATATACAGATGAAAATCCTAAAGGTACTATTCACGGATTAGGTTTCAAAGATGTTGAAACTGCAAGAGCAAGTGTTAAAAAAATAGAGGGCTCAGGAAAAACACATGCTCATAAAATACAGGCTGCGATTGCAATGGAGCAAAGAGCTAGAGTGATGGGTAAAACCAAAGAAGCAGCAATTTATAGAGCATACATAAACAAAATGAAGGAGAAGACAAAACAAATGAACAAAAAAGAATCAACCTTTGAAAGTTTATGGAAAAACATTCATAAAAAAAGACAAAGGATAAAAAGAGGCTCTGGCGAAAGAATGAGAAAACCTGGTGAAAAAGGTGCACCATCTGCTGATGCACTAAAAAGAGCAAAGGGTGAATCGTTCACAAAATTTTTAGAGAAAGCACCAAACACTGCAGATGCGATGAAACGATACAAAGCAGGTAACGCAGGGTTTACAGACAAAGCTCATCTTAAAGCAAAAGGTTTGATACCAAGAGCAGACGGAACAAAAAAGGTAAGTGACAAATACAAATGAAAACAGTAAAAGAATTACTTAAAAAAGATGTAGGTAGAAAACAACCGGTTGTTTTTGCATTCGGTAGATTTAATCCACCTACTATTGGTCATCAAAAATTGATTGACAAAGTAATTACTATTGCTAAAAGAGTAAAAGGTTTACCTGTGTTGTATGTAAGTGCATCACAAGATAAAAGAAAAAATCCTCTATCGGCTAAAGATAAATTAAAATATATTAAAATGGTTTATCCTAGAGGTATACAACTCAATGCTGCTGGTGGTGACGCTAGAACATTTATGGAAATACTTAAAAATAGATTTGATAAAAAATATACCGAAGTATATATGATTGCAGGTAGTGATAGAGTGGCAGAGTTTAAAAGATTAATTAAAAAGTATAATAACAAAGATTACAAATTCGATAGAGTCGAAGTAGTTAGTGCAGGTGAGAGGGACCCAGATGCTGAGGGAACTACAGGTATGTCTGCAAGTAAAATGAGAGAATATGTAATGGCAAATAACTTCGATGAATTTAAAAAAGGTGTAATGACCGGAACGGGAGATAGAAACGCAATGACTTTATTTAAAGATTTAAAAAAGAAAATGGGAGTAAGTGAATTAAATATGCCGTCATTAGAAGACGAGATTAGTAATGAAAAACAAAAGATAAGAGAAAATTATTTC